GGGCCGGAGAAGGTGGTATTAGCCATGATGTTCCTTACATACAAGTGAAGTGCATTAGTCTGTATGTCGTCAGCCGGGACTGTCTAATGCACCGGATAACCCCGGATTGGTGTAAATATACACGAAAAAACAAAACCGTCAAGCGTTGTTTTGTCACAATACTCGAAAATAATGCGGGTATGCGCTACAAAATCCACCGTGCTGATCTAGGCTGTCTGGACACACAGATGGCGCTAACTCGACTTCAAAAACAGTGCTTACCTCATGACACCCCTTCTTCAACAACATCTGGTTTCTGGTGGCTCGTTCATTCTGAAGATGGCGTTCCGGTCGCTTTTGCTGGTCTTGTTCCCTCTTTGCGTTGGAGTGATTGCGGCTACCTGTGCCGCGCAGGCGTTCTACCGTCTCATCGTGGACAAGGAATACAGAAAAGGCTTATTCGAGTCCGCATCCGGCAAGCCCGTGCCTTGAGGTGGAACTGGTTGGTCACCGACACGTACGAGAACCCCGCATCGGCCAACAGCTTGATAGCTAGAGGTTTCAAAATGTTTGACCCAACTAAACCTTGGGGTGCGGATAAAACGCTCTATTGGAGGCTAAAACTTTAATGCCCTACAAAGACCCTGACGTTCGCAAAGACAAACAAAAAAATTACGCTGCCAAGCACTACAAAAAGAACACCGAAGAGGTCAAAGAAAAGGTAAAAGAAAAGCGGTCATCCATGCGCAAAGAGTGGAAGGCATTTAAAGCTACGCTTTACTGCACCAAGTGCGGGTTCAACCACCCAGCCGCGCTAGACTTTCACCACACAGACCCCCGCACCAAGACCGGTAGTGTTAACCAGTTTGTCAGCGATGGGCAATATAAACGGGCAATGGAAGAAGTGGAGAAGTGCGTCGTCTTGTGCGCCAACTGCCACCGCATACATCACCATGATGAGCGGCACGCCGCTAAGAAGCAAAAGAAAAAGGGGGCCGAAGCCCCCTGACATTCGCTATTCGCAAATTAGTCTTCAATTTTAGTAATGATGTAGGTAGAAACTGTCATTGGCTCGTCTACTTCGTCGTCTTCGGTAATTTCAACTTCTTCGTCTTCCGCGTCTTCCGCGTCTTCCGCGTCTTCTTCGTCATCAAACTCAACAACGTGCTCGTAGTCGGCGGCCCAACCGTTTTCGCGCTGAAACTCGATAAATTCTTGGATGAGTTGAACTTTACCAAAGTCGCCTGTCTCGATGGTCACGAACTCCTCGTTGCCCCAATCGCTGATGTCAATCTTCACTGTGTACATACTAACTCCTGTGAATCACAAAAACAGCAACAGCGCTGTAATGCAATCCTAGTGAGTCATTGTGAATGTTAGACGACAAAAAAGGGACCCGAAGGTCCCTTTCTCTTGTGCTGTGCAATTAAGCGCCAGCAGAACCCCACATGCCGAGGGGATCAGACCAACCGAACGAATAACGCTCGCGGGCCTTGTAACGCACGTTACCTGTGTCGAAGTCGCCGTCCATTGAGTTAGTCAATGGTGAACGCTCGAAGTGCTTCAAACCGTTTGGCACGTCAGTCGTCAAGAACCAAGCATTGCTGTCGGTCAAGAAGTGGTTGACGGTGTAGCCACCGGGGATTGCACCCATTTGCTTCAACGCGTTGATGTCGTTATCAGCAGTTGCAACGCGCAACTCTGTATCCAACAGACGCTTGGCCACGAACATCAAAGCTGGTGGAATCACCATCTTGACAGGCTTGGCGGCGATCAACAGACCGCGTTCGTCAGTCCACGCAGCGATTTGAATCACGGCGTTTTCCAATGAAGTTTCGTTCAAGTCAACAGCAACTGTTGGGCTGTTGTAGTTCACACCACCGTTAACGAGTGGGTGACCAACGCGAGCTGAGCTGGAGTTAACACCGAACAAAGACACGCCGTCGCCACCGAGGTAGCTACCGCTGAAACCGTTGTTGATAACGGAGGCAGCTTTAACTTGCTTCGTGTAAGCCATAGCGCGAGCCAAAGACTTGGTGTAACGAGCAGACAGGCTGTCGTACAAGTTGTCTTCGACAGCTTCTTCAGTGATTGAGAAGCCCAAGGCGATTGTCTCGTGGTTGTAGCGTGCTGTGAACGCTTCTTGCGCATTGTCATAAGCAATGGCAGAACCTTCGTTCTTAACAGGAGCTGCACCAAAGCCAGCCAGCTTGGTCTCTTCTTCAAAGCTACGCTCAGATTTCTCTGTCTCGTAGATTTCCTTGTGCTCTTCGCCGTAGCGTGCGTACTCCATGCCGAACAAAGCGTTCAGGCCGGGAAGCAATTCTTTGAGCAGTTGTGCGCGTGAAATAGCCATTTTTTAGCTCCTATTACAGACCAACAGCGTTGCTGTAAGCGTGGTATCCGGGGTTGAACTTCACCAGAATGTCAGTGTAGGCGTCGCCCACGGTCGAGAAGCCCTGCATGTCCACAAAACCAACGACGCGGAAAGCGGCAGAGGTTACGACAGCAGAAGAACCGGCCACAACAGCAGTGTTTGAGTTGCCAGTGGTGGTGCTACCTGTGGAGGTAGATTGCGCGGCGTTCAAGAACACGTTTGTGCCCAAAGCGGCTTGCGTCACAGAACCAGCGGACTGGACTTGGAACACAGCACGGTCGTCATCAATCACGTAGGCAGTGATAGCAGTGCCAGAAGGTGCCACAGTGTTAGCTGGGTAGTACTGAGCGTAGATCACTTGACCTTGTGCGTTGACGTAAGAGCAACCGACAAACACACCGATAGCACCTGTCAACGCTGCGCCGCCGCCTGAACCCGTGGGGAAAGCGTTGGTAGTTGCGTCAGCGCCAGTGGCGGTAACGATTTGCAAGTAGCCGGACGCGTTTACATACACGAGTGAACCGTTGAAGATGTTCGTGTTGTAACCAGCCGGGTTGATGAGAAACTGACGAGTGCTACCAGCGTATGGTAAACCCCCCAGCTCATTTACGGCACGGAAGCCGTAGGGAGAAGCGATTGATGCCATTTAAGGACTCCTAGTTTATTTAGAACCTGAACCAAAACCTCCGCCGCGAGTGTTCGTTGACTTGCGGTCGCTGAACAATGGCATACGAGGGTCATTATTTCTCATGAAGTGGTTGTCCACTGAATCCATCTGGTTCTGCGCTTGCTTGTTGTAATAGTCATCACGGGCGTTCGCTTGTTCAATGGCCATCTTGCAAAGCATGAGGCCGCCAATTTCCACGTTACCTGTCTTCTCATTACCAAACAAATACAGTTCTGGATGGTCTTCTGCTTTCACCGGCTCCCAGCCTTCGCGCATCTTACGAGACACGTTAGTAGGGTCGGACTGTCCAAGCACATGCGTCGCTACCCAGCGAAACAGGTACCCGGGTTCCGGAGTCGGATCGGGCAAAGATGTTGGCGGTACGTATACCGCACGAGCAGATTTTTCGCGTGTCACAGTGTCACGGGGATTACGAGAGATTTCTTTTTCAGCCATTTTGAGCCTCCAACTTTGCTACTTGTGCAGCGTATTGCTGCGGGGTTAATCCAAGTTTCTTTGCCAACGCGACTTGCGTTTGAGTTAACTTGACCTTTCCAGCACCCGTAGAACGAGATGCGGACGCAACAACAGTTGAGGGCCGTGATTTAGCCTCAGAGCTTCTCTGCTTGTCTTCCGTTTCGCCGAATAACTCGGGGAACTTGGACTTCATGCGAGCGTTAATCTGCTCGAAATAATCGTCATTGCGGGGGTCAACGCCACCGTTCACTAGCTTTTGGTGCAGTCCTAGTGCGTAACTGGTGTATTCCTCGAACCCGGGGGAACCGAACCACTGGTTTCTAGCTTGCCAGCGCAAGGACTTTTCGTCCGGCTCAACCGCTCGGGTTTGCGGTTGGCTAGTTTGTACCTCATATTCACGCTCTTGTAAAGGGGCTGCACGAAAATATTTCGCTTGCTCCACTCTCATCTTCGCTTCAGTGAGGGATTCTTGCGCAGCAATGATAGCGTCTGTGTCAAACGCCTCTTGTGCTTCTTTATATTGGCGGCGAGCCATCTCAAGTTCCGTCTCTGCTTCCTTGCGGGCAGAGTGGATAACAGCTTCCTGACCTGAGTGATAGCTTTTCTTGAGACTTTTATTCTCTTCGATAAGCTGCTGTGCGAGACGCTCCAGCTCTTGCTTTTCGCGTTGGACGGCTTCTTTCACACGGCGCTCGTCGTGGCGTGCGTGTGTCAGGTCCTTGATGCGCTTTTGCACATTTGAGGAGTACGACTCAATTTCTTCGTCGGTCGGGTCTTCGACCTCACGGTTTAAAGGCTGACGGCCACGGTCCTTTTCAGGGGTGTCGTCAATAATTTCGATCTCAACATCCGTTTCTTGGGTGTTGGTCGAACTCTCCTCGATCTCGTCGGGGAACTTGAACTCATCTTTGTCCATGTTTACTCCTTATGCGCGGGTTACGCCGCGAGGGTCTTGCACAACAGCATCTACCTGATCGTCGTTGAGCAGGCGGAACTCTTTTCCGAAAACTTTGAAACGCGTACCGGAATACGTACGCACGAGCACAAAGTCACCTTCTTTACACCAAGCGCCTGAAGGGAACTTGGCAGTGTCTTTATACGCGTCTGGTCCTACACGGAGTACGAACAACACGGTTGTGGCGTGCTCTTCTTGGCGCATAGTTGCAGTGTCACGAACCAAATCGAGTGATGTGCCAGCAATCTTTTGATCGACTTCTGGTACTACGCACAGAATTTTCCAACCCGTGGGGGTAGGTAGTGCGCCTGCTTTGGTTTCGGTTGAAGCATCTTCTTCTGGGGTTTCCAGATGTTCGATGTGGTCAGGGAGGGCAATGCCCGGTGGCAACAAGATTTCACTCATTGGAATTTTCAACTTTCTCTGCAAGGTCAAGTATGTAACGCTCTGCGGTCGCTAGACCCTGAATAACACCACAGAGCTTTTGGTAATCCTCGAAGTTTCGACACACTCCGCCAGCGAGATCGTCGGCGTAGTTATTCATGTCAGTGCGTATTTTTTCGCGCAATACGCGTGCGAAGTCTTGGATCATTTGGTTTTGTTTCCTTGTTTAAAGGTTTGGATGTGTTGCAGCGCTTGCTGCTTCTCTTGCAAAGCCTGTTGGGCTCTGTTCTTGGCAATATCGGAACCCATTTTGATTCCGGCTTGCTGTTCTTGCGAAGCTCGTTGGAGCTCGTTGTTTTTGATCTGTGCGCCCACCTGCATAGATTTAAGCTGCTGTTCGCCAGCAATTTTCTGGGCTTCAAGCTCGATCTTGTCAGAGTTGTACTGCATGTCGCCAGTGATCTTGAGCCCTTTGAGCTGGACTTCCTTCTCTTTGACGGCCAACTCGCGTTGCTGCAACTGGAACACTGGGTCTTGGGCTTGCTGCTGCTGTTGGGCTGCTGCGGCCTGTGCTTGGTTCTGCATCATCACTTGGTTGGCTGCTTGCGCCATCATGCTGGACAAGGCGATCTCCACTTGTGGCGGCAACTTCTCGTCTTCTGGCGGTAAGGCCATGCCAAGCTGCTGCTCGATCTGCTGGCGCATCTTGTACCCAACGTGCTCCGCAATATGTGCGGTGATTCCGCCAATTATTTGCTGCGCCTTGGGGTTCTGGCCGATGAACTGTTGAATCATGGGGTCCTGCAACATCATCATGTGCACTTGGATGTGTGACTGATGGTCTTGGTGCAGGAAAGCCTTCATGGGCTTGGTCTTCAAAGCGTTCTGGTTCTCTTGCACGGGGTCGATCGGTTTCATGTCCGCTTCGATCGGCACGAGCTTCTCGGCGTTCTTAATACCCAAGACCTCCAACATGTTGCGGTGCAACTGGGGCAGGTCGTAAATATCCGGAGCCATCTGTGCCATCTGGATAACCGCTTGGTACTGAACGACGCGCTGGGACATGGTTGCCGCATTGGGGTCAGACACGGGGATCACGTCCACCAAGTCGTAGTCGCCCTTCTTGGCTTTACGTGTGCCGTACTCAGGGTCGTACTGGTAGTCGGGGTCCGTGTAGTCGCGGATGATGTTCTTCAGGAGCTTCAACTCCTGCTTCAATGCAAAGTGCACACGGGCCTGAACCGCAGTCATCACCTTGAGCTGACGCTCCAACAAGGCAAGAGTCGTGCCAACCGGCGCTTGTCCGGACATGTCGCTGATCTTCATGTCTGCGGTGGCAGCGAAGCGACGGCCCTCTTCCACGATGTTCTGCAACAGCGTGTATAACACTTGACTTGGCTCTTTATAAGGCAACGGCAGGATGCTGTCGCGGATGTTGCCCGAGGCTACGTCTACATCTCGCCACTCGCCGGGGGCGATCGGTGTGTCATCACCCTTAATGCGAAGTCCACGGGACTTGAGACCTCCGGGAAGGTTTGACAGCGTACCCGCATCCACCAGTTGGCGCATGAGAGATGTTGCCGACTTGGCGAAGCCGCCGACGAGGTGGAACAGGCCAAAGCCGTAGGCTCCGAAGCCGGGGATGTACTGGTAGTGCACGAAGTGCTGGCGTTTGAGTTTGAGGTCATCATCTTCCTTCCAGTTGCGACGGATGGACAGCACGTCGTTCGTGCCTTTGATTAGGGTAACTACGTATGGCAGCGCAATGCCTGTGGTCACCAGCTCGCCGTCCTCGTTCTCTTCCGCATCCTCGAAACCCTCAAGGTCCAAGTCTGCGTGAATCTCAAGCAGCGTGTAGCGGTCGTCGTTCAGATCGCTGAAGCCGGTCTCTTTGTCCTTGGCTTTCTGGATGTCCGTCTGTTCGCGAGGCGCGTCTGGCAGCTCGATGTCTAGGTAGAAACCCGACTGTTGTAGCTTGATGATCTCGTTCTTGGTTTTGCGCATGACGTGCGTCACACGGTGGCAAGTATCCAAATCCGTTGCGCCGTAGGGCAGGATGATGTCTTCGGCTGGCACAAACATCGACACTTGGCGGCCAAGGTTCGGGTCGTAGTACACCTTCTTGAACGCTGAACCCGTAGCTGGCAACGACCACAACATACGCTCATGCTCGCCGCGGAACTCTTTCATCTCCTCGGTCAGCTCAAAGTTCATGTCGTCCTGCACGCGACGGGCTGCTTCTTGCAACTCTGGCGTGTCTTTACCAATCAGTTTGGTGCGCACTGGGCCTTGGGCGGGGAACGTCTCAGTGATCGTCTCAGCTTGAAACCGCACAACCGCCTCGGTAATCATGGGGTGGAACACGCCGCAAGCGCCCTGCCAAGGCTCGGTGCGCTCTTCGATCTGCAAGCCAAGGAGTTTGAGACCGTCAACGTATGCTTTCTCCCACTCTTTGCGGGACTGCTTGTCTTGGTCCACGTCGGACTCTAGGTCACCGGCCATCTGGTCCATCGCACCGGAGTCCATGTACTCAGCGAGGTTGTCACTGAAGTCCTCTTCACCGTCGTCTTTGCCGGGGGTCAGGGTGATCTCCATGCCGTCAAGTCCAATTGTCACCTCGTCAGGGTTAACGATCTCAATCTCCAGCGGGGCCTCTTGCTCCCCCAGCTCGTCGATACCCATTGGCTGTTGGTACAGTGCTTTGTCGATGTTGGTTGCCATGTGTGTTCCTAATAGTATGCAGCGTTACGGCGGCGGAAAAGGGAGGGGTCGTCTTTCTCGTCCGAGTCCAATGAAATAAAACCGCCTTGCCTAAAGCGAAGCAGCGCTTGTGATGTTGTATCCACGAAGTCGTCGTTCTCGCCGTTTGGAAAAGACGCAACTTCCTCAATGACCTCCCGCGCCCAGCGGGTGTCAGGTGCCCAGACTTTACCTGAAGCAAACAGGTCAGCCACCGCGTTCAATCTTACTATTTTGTCGTTGCCGCGGCTAGGGGAGAACTCTTGGACAGGGATTCCCATGTTTCGGAGCTCTTGAATAAGCGGGGCACCTGCGGCTTTCTTTTCAACGATGAACGCGTCTGGCTCCCACTCTTTGTAGTGCCTGAGAGCAACGACTTTAAGTTCAGGGAACTCCATGCGGTCTTTGAAAGCGTCAAGCAAGATAACCTGTGGGGCATCACTCTCCTCCTCGTTGTAGAAAATCCCCCATGTCGTGCACGCCGAATAGTCGGCGGTGGTCTTGGCTTCAAACGCCGTGTCCCATGACTGGATGATGTATTCACAAGTAGGCGGTTCGTCCGATGGCCATGTGCGCCATGACTTCCTGCTGATGATCGCCGCGTTGTTCGAGGTTGGCTGCTGCATGTACTGGGCGTTCCAATACTGCGGGTCGATGGATGCCTTGGTTGCCTTTAACAACTCCAGCGGCCATTGCTCCGGCCAGAGAGATTTCTCATTTTCCGTGTCTTCGTTCAGGATAGCTGGCAGCTCCACGATCTCCCACGGCACGGAGTCGGGGTTCTTGGTCTGGTAGTCCAGCAAACGTCCGGTCAAGTCCAACTTACCCCAGCGCGTCATGATGACGATGATCGCACCGCCCGGCATCAAGCGCTGCAACGGGCCTGTTTGGAACCAAGACCACGCCGTGTCAAACGCTAGACGGCTGTTGGATTTCACATCTTGTTCTGAGTGTGGGTCATCAATAACGAACAGATCAGCTCCACGACCAGCCAGAGCGCCCCCCACACCAGCAGCGTAATACTGACCTCCAACGCTAGTAGACCATTTTCCAGCAGCCTTCGCGTCGTCGGCAACTTTGGTGGAAGGGAAGATTTCACGGTACTCGTCGCTCCCAATCAAGTTACGGACCCTTCGGCCGAAGTCTTCGGACAAACCCGCGGTGTGGGTGCCCATGATGATCTTCTTGTCGGGGAAGTTGCCCAAGAAAAACGCAGGGAACAAGTAAGAGCTGAACTCAGACTTACCCATACGTGGCGCAATGTTGATGATTACTCGCTTTTTACGTCCCTCGATCACGTCGGTGAACACTTTGGCCAGCTTCTTGTGGTGCGGACCCACCTTAAAGCCGGGGTATACCCCCTGCGCAAACGAGATCATGTCCTTGCGCCCAGCGCTGAGGAGCAACCGCTGCTCCCGAACATCCAGCATTTGGAGGAGTTCAATTTTCTCAGCCGTAGTCATGGTCGGCAGCGCCAGTTGAATGGCGTCTGCTTCTTCTTTGCTGAGGGTTTTAAGCTGACTCAGGTCCATCGGCGGGTTTTTCTTTGTCAGGTATGACATTTGGTGTCACGTCTGTAATCTCTTGCACATCCGTGACGTGCATGAACTTGGCCAACTTGTCTTTAATCTTCTGGTTCAGCTCGTCGTCGCTGATCTCGTCCTTCTTGACCTCGATCTTCTCGGTGAACAGGCCCACTTCCGTGACCTTACCTAATAGCGCTAGTGCTTTCAGGCGGATGTTGGCGCTGGGGTTCTCCACCTCTTCCAAAATCTTGGCCACTGCGTAGCCGCGTAGCTTCTGCGCCTCTGTTACAAACTGCCAGTCGTACGCAGACAGCATCCCGACCAAGTGTTGTACCGCTTGGGGTGTGCTCACCCCTGCCAGTGAGGCTTGTGTAATCTCTGTGGACTTGGCCGCCACGATGTTGGCGAACGATTCTCTCGCTGCCTTGGCCTGTGCGTTGTCTATGGCGGTGCTCTCGTCTACTGCACCCAAACTTTTTAACCACTGCGCCGTACTTGCTTTAGCGTCAACAGTCGTAGTTATGTCTGCCTTCTCGATCGGCACAAAATTCGTAGGTTTAGCGGCCACGTCCGGTTCAAAATCTATCAAATGGTCCAGCATGCGTAGGTTCCTGTTGTCACCTCGTTGAAGTCAGTGTACACTAACCCGCGGTGGGTGTGCAAGCAGTTGCGCATTTGCTTCTCCTTGGCGGCTACGGCTGCCCTTCAATCCCGCTTCGGCGGGATTTTTTTTGGAATTTTTAAAAAATTTGTGGGGTGTTGCGTTTCTGCAACAAGGGGGTGGGTTCGGCAGATACGTATGTGGAGTACCTGTTTGGGATTTCTGGTTTTATTGGGTATCGGTGCGAAACAGTGTTCATGCCACGTCGCTGCCATGCCGTCGAAAAGGGGTTGTGGGGGAGGAGTGGGGTCAAAGGTTCTCAGTTTTCCACGCCGCAATGCCACGATGTAACTCCTTAGCAGTAGGCGAGCCGCACCCTCATGGTAAAATAGCTTCAGCGGTTGGGGATTCGCCCCGCCGCAATAACGGGGTGGCAACACCCCATTTCTTTTGGAGCTTTCAAATGACTACTTCTCTCAAGACCCTCGTTCTCAACACAATCAAACTCGACGCCCAACTGCAACTCAATGCAAAGGCACTCATCACCCTCGCAAAGCCCATGTCACTCAAGGCGTGGCGCAACGAGGTTGCGGGTATCTTGGGCGAGCACTACACAGTCGAGCCTCACGTCTCGCAGAAGTTCGGTTGGCTCACGTTCGAGAAGGACACCGCCGCCGAGCAAATGCTCAAGAAGTTCTTTCGCTTGCACCCCAAGTCAGACGCACAGCAAAGTAGCGCCAAGCGTGAGCCAATCGTTGCCCCTGCGAAGGTCGTCAAGATTTGCGTAGACGCTGTGCTTGCATCGGGCATGACTAAAGCAGAATTCAATGCACTCATCGCCGCCCTGCGCGAATCCGTGACTTTCGAGTAATGGGGTTTTGCCACCCCATTTTTTCCCTGAAACCCTGCGAGCGTGGCTCTTGCGGTGTTTCTTTTCTTGTCAAGCCACATCCGAACTGGAGATTTATCATGACTAAAACCGAACGTGCTCAAATGATTCTTGACCTTACTCAGTACGAGTTGACTTGGTTGAGCGACAACCCTGAACACAAAGAAGCTACCGCCGCTTTCTTTGCCAACGGCGGATTCGCTCAGTACTCAGACGACGAGTTGCTCGACCAACACTCACGCCTTACCGCATAAGGAGAACACCATGAACCGCAACAACATCTACCGCCTACGCTTGCGTGAACTGCGTGACGAGCACGCCAACCATGCCGAAGCAACCCGCCGCAAGGCAAGACTAATCGAGAACGCCGAGCGAGCCGAGGCGCAAGCCGAGATGAGACAGCAACAAATGGGGTACTCGCACCCCATTAAGCAAAAACGTCTTTAATCACTCCAATTTTTTACTGTCCAATGACTACTCGTTTGTGCCAGCGATGCGGACAGCCGCCAGCCCGCATGGGCTGTGCGTCTCAGAAAAAACTGTCCTACCTATTTATATATTTATATTTATATAGGTATAGTATAGAGTGTGTGTATAGGTTCTCCCCTGTCCTTCCTCCTTCTTTCCTGTTCTTTCCTTTTGGCGTTAGCTCTCTTGAAAAAACACAGATAGGTAGGACAGTTTTTCGCAAGACCCAGTACACACAAGGGCTCCGAGCCGTACCAATCGCTGGCAGATTCGAGTAGACTGTGGACACTAATTTTTAAAAGGCGTTTTAATCATGGATACCAAACTAGAACGGCTCGCTTCGCTCAATGCACGCGAGCTTCAGAACTATTTAATCACTCACGAGCCGAGCAATGCCATGCGTAACGAGCAACGTGCCCTCATCAAAGCGTACAAGGAACAGCGCCGAGCCGAGAAGATTAAAAAGACTACGCAAGAAAAACTATGGGGCGCACTACTGCGTGACCTCAAGTACGAGCGAAGCAACACCGCTGTCGGTGCGGCGTATAAGTCCAAGCACCCAACACCTGAGAGAGACGAGGCGTTCGCCGCATACCTGCGTGTGTTGGATAAGCTCTTGTCTCTACTCGAAGACAACTACAAACAGCAAGGTATCACGCCCAGCGAGATGGCTAAGATTAAAAACGTGCCGAACAACGGCGTGCATTGGACTGACTGGGTGCCTGAGCACATCAAGATTAAAACAACAGCCCTGTTCGACGGCATACCCCATCGACCCAAGGCCAAGCGCAAGACACCATTCACCCGAACACAGCGACCCGATGTGAAGAAGCTCAACCGAATGGGCGAGAAGGTATCCGCACTCGATGCAATGAAGATGCAGGTAGATGACGCGATGACCACGTTGCGGCGGGAGATGTCGATACTAGCCAGCGAGAAAGCATCGGACACGATGACTGACCTAGCCCGTGTGCGGGACTGGTTGGATGAGGCAGACAACACAACAGCACTACCCAACACATGGCATGGGGTGCTGAGACTACTCGATGGTGAGGATAAAGAATAACGGGGTGACCTCACCCCATTGTCGGTTAGTGGTGTGCCGTCTCACACCACACTTGAAACTAAGGAGAAAGCAAATGAAAGTTGTTTACAACACCAAAAAGTTCGGGCTACGCCTGAGCGATACAGAGATGAAGATGTTCTGCAAACTGCGCGGCTACACGCTACGCATCCAAGACAAACCTGTGTCATCCACTACGACATGGTTCAACGAGGTGGACTGGATGGAGTTCCGCGCCGACCCGCTACTCGTGCGCTTGGTTGAGCACAAGATGCTGAGCAATCAAGACTTGGCTATTTGTGATATGGCGGGTGACTGGTACATCGACACAGACTGGCTCACATATGAAGAGGTAGTAGAAAACCGCCCAACATGTATGCGTTGCCAAGACTACATAGCAGACTACGAGGAGGGGTACTGCGTGTACTGCGACCCTAAACAATTTGAAGACGAAGACTTAACCGAAGGAGAGACAGCATGAACCAAGGAACTAACGCACCAACAAAACCTCAGTTCGAGGGGCAGATAGTCAAGTTCAAATCCCCCCACGCAAATGTGTGGTTGTACGACATAGCCAAGCGCAACCCCAAGTACGGCAACCTTGAGTGGTGGGCAATGAATGAAACAACAGAGTTAACACAAGGAGAAAGCAAATGAAAGAAGAAATCAACAGCCACTTCTACGCATCAAGCGTAGCGCAATGGGCAACAACCAACGACAAGCGGGACTTGCGGGCACTACTCAAGCTGATGGACAAGGACGGCTTTGGGTACAACCTATTCCTCGTACCCGTCAAGCACAACGAGGCGTACGAGATCAAACGATACCAACCCCAAGTCGAGGGCACCCAGTGGCTCGGCTTTTATGACGTGAAGGAGAAGTGAGATGAGAACAGTAGTGATTAAAACAATAGATGGCAGACACGTAGCCACGCTCGTGCAGCAGGCAGAGCACAACGACAGGGACTTCGAGGAGGTTGTGATGGCGTTGATCCTAACGCTCGCCAACCACACGGGGTTGCAGTTAACAACAGAGAACATTAACTAGGAGAAAGCAAATGACAACAGTACAGACAATCATCGACGACAAGATGGACGCACTCAACGTACAGACCAACGTGCACATCATGCTCAGGCTACTACGCAACGGGTCAAACGAGCACTTCATAGAGCCGCGTATTGCGCTGATGGACAACGGCCGCTTCGAGGTATACAACCACGGCGCAGTACGCACAACCCTTGCATCTAACTCATGGCATCGTGCATTACAACAGCGATTCACATTCCATCCCGCCATCGACAAACTACTTGGCAACTATCGGCCACACGACTGGCACCTATTGGTGATGGAGTACCCGCATCAGTCCGAGACTGACCGATCACGTATTGCCTACACGCAGTCAGTGCGTAAGGGCGAGGCGGATATACAGACTGTTACTAGCCTCGGCAAGTACATACGCCGACACTTTCCCGATGTATCAGACCACGTCATTCGTGATGCGGTTGCAGCGTACAGCGTGACGGGTTGCAAGATTGTGCGGACGATGGCCGAGATGATCTATCACTTGCATCGTGGGCCGACATCGTGTATGCAGAAACCTAGCTGGGACATCAACGAGCATCCGTATCAGGCGTACTGCCCGACATTGGGTTGGGGTATGGCGGTGCGTGAGGCGGGCGGTGACACTGTCGGTCGTGCCTTGGTCAATGAGCGTACCAAGTCTTATGTCAGGACATACCTCAAGCGCGAGTCGTTCTCACACAGCGACCATGATCTAGAGGCGTGGTTGCAGGAGCAGGGGTATTCCAAGGCATCCGATTGGGAGAACACACATCTCAAGTACATTGAGCGTAGGAACAACGACTTCCTTGCACCCTACATTGACGGCGATCTCAAGGATGTAGACGAGACAGTCGGCGTCGATGGTCAGCGTGTGCTTGTTGTCCGCGAGGGCGGTGAGTGGCGTTGCGATCAGACGTGCGGCAACCCATCCAGCAACAGCGGTAACGAGTGCGAAGACTGCGGCGAACGTTGCTCAGAGGATGACGGGTACTGGGTAGGACGCGGCGAAGATCGTTTCGTGTGCGACAACTGCCGTGACAACGGGTGGACTTATGCGTACTCACGAGGTGGCCGCGAACGCTACATCGAGAGCGACCAGACGGCGTATGTGGGCGGTGACTACTACGACACCGACTACTTGAGCGACAACAACATTGTCGAGCTTGACAACGGCGACTATGAGCATCTTGACAACGCTGTGTATATAGAGAGTGCTGATGCGTATTACCACGTTGACGACAGCGACATCTGTTACGACGACTACAACAATCGGTATGAGATGCGCAATGAGTGTGTCGAGTTAGCTGACGGCGGTATGTGCCATCAAGATGACGCATGGCAATGCGAGCACACGAAGGAGTGGTACAGCGACGACGTCGATTTCGTAGATGTTTGCGGTGAGAAGTTTCACCCCGATGCAGTAGCTGAGATCAAAGAAACAACCGAAGGAGAATGAACATGAAAGCAACATCAATCTTAGCCAAGACATTGGCACGTGGCTTATCCCTCAAGCGCCCACACAACGGCAAGGGTGCGGAGCTGTTCACCGACTGGCTATGGGACAACGTGCCCGAGGAGCTGCATCAGTACGTATGGCGTGACGGCGCGGGTAACTTGCACATCGACAACCGCACACGACCCGAGCACCGCACACTATTCGTGGCACACGTGGACACAGTACACCGCGAGGACGGCGCTAACAAGATCAGGAAGACCAAGACCATGTGGTATGCCGATGGCGCGTGCTTGGGTGCGGATGACGGGGCAGGGGTAGCGATGCTTATGCACTTGCTACACAACAACGTGGCGGGTTACTACATCTTCACGCAGGGCGAGGAGTGCGGGGGTATCGGTGCTAAGTTCTTGGCTAAGTATGCGCCTGAGTTACTCGACACGTTCGATCGTGCGATTGCGTTTGATCGTAGGGGTACAGATAGCGTCATCACACACCAAGGGTACGGGCGCTGCTGCTCCGATGCGTTTGGTCAGGCGTTATCCGATGCTTTGAATTCGGGTCAGTCTGACCTGATGTACTTGCCCGACAACACGGGGGTGTATACCGATACTGCCGAGTTCACCGACTACATACCTGAGTGCACGAACATATCCGTAGGCTACTATTCTGAGCACGGCGATCAAGAGCGGCTCGACATGGTGCACTATGAGAATCTTTCTGTTGCGGTGCTGGCGTTTGATTGGGACGGGTTGCCTACTGAGCGTGACCCCAAGGTGCAGGAGGTGATCGACTACGGGTATCCCAAAGCGTACACATGGCCTTCGGCTTACTTGGATGACGACTTAGATATTGAGAAAGAGGATGTGATGTGGGCGTTGTATGACGCCAAGATGGGTATGCCCGAAGACCTGCTCGACATGGTTGCCATGAGCGTGTACCCCGAAGACCCAGAGCTTGCGCTGCGACACCTCAACGCCAAGCGTTTGACCGAGAAGCTGTGTGATGAGTTCAAAGAGATGGCCAAGTCGTTTGACGCTCCCACCGTTCTCGCCACAGTATTCGACGCCCTATATCAAGAGTAAGGAGAGAAACCATGACTGCAAAAGAACTGTATGCGCTGCTCGACAGCGCTGACTTTGAGTTTGATGTGATAGAAATATTCGAGGGCGTGCGCGTCCTACGAATTGAAGTAAACGACGACAACCAAGAGGAGATTGAAGAATGAAAAACTACCGAGTGAATGTACGCCTGTCCTACTACGTATACGTGGATGTCGAGGCAGAGAACGACGAAGATGCGCACGACCAAGCGCTGCGCCTAGCATGGCGCGAGGCGAACAAAGGCCGAGGCGTATGGGGGGACGAGCCGCAAGTCCAGTTCTTATTGGAGGGAGAAGGAGAGTGACCACTAACAAAATGTTTTGTCTAGCAATGGACAATTAGGGTATGATTTATCCAAAGGAGAAACAAAATGAATGAAGCTATTGCAAACATAGCGAAGGACTGCGCGTTCGACGCTGCTCACTACACGTGGGTGCACATTGATCGAGAGAAGATAGTGCCGACAGAAATGGGGGTACTTGAAAAGAAGATGCTTGCGCATGGGGACTATGCGGCACCACTGAAAACCAAAGAAGTTAAACAACCGTTCGATAACATAGCGGTTGTGATGGGCTTTGGTAAGGTTGGCCCTGTCGATGACTCGTACTTGCTTTTTACTTTTGACTGCCGCGACTCTATGCTGTACGAGGCGCATATGTGGGGGCAACGCGAGGTCACAGATTTTCCAGTTCTAACACTGCACTTCAAGCCAAAGCCTGAACAGTTCAAGGGTGTGCCGCCTGCATCCGCTGAACACAACCCCGAAGGTAAAAGCCCAGATGCGCTAGTGCTTGTCAGTATGCCTCCGAATCTTCCTCAACACACGAAGGATGGGATGGTCAAGACGATTATCCCGATCATGAAAATGGTTGCGCTGTACATCCCGTGTGCAAGTGAGGGCCTGCTGCAAGGCGAGGAGCTTGATTACTACCGACCACGTAGTGCAGGCAACAACGCAAAGCGCAAACGCAAAGGCAAGTCGGCTCTTTATGAGTGGAGCACCGTGACGCTTGAGCGCAAGCGGCAAGGATTGCCTAGCGCACCGAAGGGAGGCACACACGCAAGTCCACGACTGCACCAACGCCGAGGCCACTGGGTCACAAGCAAGTTAGGCAAACGCTTCTGGCGAGCCGAAGCTGTTGTGGGTAAGGCAGAGAACGGAATGCTTTTTCACGATTACAAAACCACTGAGTAAAGGAGAAGGAAATGCCAGACATCCAATCGGAACTACAAAAGACCTTGGAACAGGGCAAGAGAGAGTACCTAAGCAAAGTCCTGAACCAATGGGACGAGCACGAGTGTGCAATTCGCAAACCACCAAAGGAGAAAGAAATGAACAGACCATTCGGATTTAACGTGACAAACAACGTATCACGCGAGACCTTCAACTACGTGAGGGACAACCCATACCAGACACGTAAACAAATCATTGATGCACTAGAACTAAGAGGGTTCAAGTCAAGCTCTGTTGATTCGTTACTGGTACAGATGACGCGTGCGGGGTCGTTATCGCGAGACGATGAGAAGAGATACGCGGCCACCACAAACGAGTTCGTGCCCATCAGGTCAACATACAAAAAGAAAACAGCAAAGCAAAGAGCAGAAATTGGTTTGCCAAAACCAAGCGCGGGCATCGCGGCGCTGCGTCCCGATACTACCCCTGCACAAGAGCCAGCACCACGCAAGAACGCGATCATCGTCAGCCACAACTGGACGCCACAGAAGGCCATCGAGAACCTGACTGTGTTTCAAGCGCGTGCTCTGTACGACGAGCTAAAGAAATTGTTTGGAGGTTGAGATGACATACGCACTTAAGATTGCATCCATCGTTGTGCCCATAGCGGTGTCGTGGTTCCTGTTCTACCTGCTTGGCGCTTTCGTATCCGCAAGCTGGAGTCTGCCTGAGTGGACACAAGAGGCTCGCTTACTGTGTGCACTGTGGGGTTCAGTGTTTGCCTCCGCTGTGTGGTATCGCTTGGAGGTGAGCAATGATTGATCTTGTAGAGAACATAGCACTGCTGTTTGCACTGCTCGCATCGGGAGCGGCGACGATCGTTGTGATCATCGTCATGCTCGTTAAGTTTGATGACTTCTTGGAGAACTACCATGACTAAAGATAAAGAAGCCCCCACCTATTACACCGATGCGCACGCTGCCAGCATGACGTTGCGTGATTACTTTGCGGCCAAGGCTTTGGATTACGCGTGGAATCATTCCGTAGATGATGCGGGGGCAGCAGCCCGCGCGTACGAATTGGCAGACGCAATGATGGAGGCACGCAAATGACTAAGCCTGATTCACTATCAACATCTTCTGTTATCAATGCGTTTCACCCAGACTACATGAAAACGTACGAGCCAAACTTCATGAAGTTTTTTAGAACGCTCGAAGCAAACGCGCAAGACCGACGCGAGTCGGTCATCGAAGCAAAGAACACACGCAGCATGACGGTGTTCCCAAAGACGCGCCTCACTAAACGCAGGGGGAAAAAATAATGACACACGAAGAAGAGTACGAAGACGAAATCTGTTCGTGGTGCAGCGGCTCAGGCGAGGGCATGTATGACGGAGCAACGTGTAAGAAGTGCCACGGCTGTGGCATCGAACCAGTAGAAAAGGAGAACGACTATGACACCGAGATTTAAAAAGCTGTTGGAGATGTGCATTGAGAACGGCATTGAGTACGGCTGGCGCAGAGCGCACAAGCACACCGAGACCCCAACCGAAGACGTCATCAAGGGCGAGATCAGCCACGCCATCGAGTTGGAGATGTACGAATGGTTTGAATTTGAGGAGCACCCACAATGAAAGTAACGAACATCATCGAGCACGAAGACGGCAGCGCAACCATCACGCTGGACATGTCCAAAGAAGAGCACCAGACGGTCATGGAGGGCGCTTTGCTACGTGGTATCGCCCTTGGTGTAGCAACCAACAACTCGGCGGACTGGGACGGCTTTACGACCGAGGAGTGGCGCACGATTGTGAACAACGCGATCGAGGCTAAGCGTAAGGAGGTGAATCATGACTGATCGACTGAATAAAAATTTAAACAGACTTGCGGAAGAGGCGGGTATCAAAGAGATGACGCCTGAGATACGTAGGTTTGCGTGGCTTATCAACCAAGACTCTTTGATTGGGTTTTGGGAGGCGGCGCAACACTACGCAAAGTTTGAAGGAGATAA